AGTGGTCAACTGTTGATGCCGTAAGCGCTTCGACGAGCTTATCAAGATCCGTCTCGTTTGTCGCGTGGATGTTTGTCCAGACCGTATCCTCAAGCGCGTGGATGGCACGCTTTGTACCCGGCTGCGAAACGATGGTGACCGGCGCTACGAGATCCATAATGCCATCCTCGGAGATAACATGGACGTGGCCTTGGGAGAGGATGCAAAAATGTGTCGTTTTATGAACAGCGCCGGTGAGGATCGTACCGGCGGGCATGAACATCTCGCGGGCGTACATCCCGTTGGCAAAGTAGTGCTTAATAGGCAAAAATGCAGGGGGCATCCCCTGCATCATATCTTCGATCTGTTGAACTTGTTCTCTCATTCTGGCACAGGCTCTGGCTCGGATGTTGGCTCAAGTTCTGGTTCTGGTTCAGGTGTTGGCTCAATTTCTGTTGGAACAGGCTCCTCAACAATAAACTTAACCTCGCCCGTCTGCACATTCACTTCAATTCTGTCCATGGTTTTTACTCGTACAAGATGTTGATAGTGCCAGCGTCGAAGGTGTCTGTGCCGTTTACAGTAGTGATGCGAATGCGGTCTAAAACACCACCAAGTGCCAAACTACCGGAAGTTTGTGATGATTGACTTGAACTTTGCAATGAATTTCCAGTGCATACCCATGTATTGCCAGTAAGCAAAACAAGTGAGTATGCGCCAGTTCTTGAATCAGCAGCAGTAGATGTCCAAATAACATATCCAGAAGTTATAGTTCCGGTATTAGTTAATGTCGCACTGTTAAAAATTTGAGCGTATGAAGAATAACCAGATGTAGTAACTGAACCAGAACCTATTTGAATTTGTAAGTTACTTGTACCGCTCGTACTCACCCCACTAAACATCACAGTAATACGCTTTACATATGATGGTATGCTAGTGAAGTCGATGCTAGTGCCAGAGGTAGATGCTACAGCGGTACTAGAGTTAATTCCCAGTACCGCGCCTGAGTTAATCGTGACGCTTGCTGATCCATCAATCGTTACGGTCATGCCCAAGCTCCTACGGAAATGTTAGCGCCGGACGCGCCGATTGGGTAGATCAGAAAGTAGCTATTCGCCATAGTGCTGTACGCACCGCCGGGAGCAGCAGAGAGCGTGTACTGAGGCGTAAACGTGCCGCCGCCATTGATGCTGACAATACCTTTAATGCTTATAAAAGCCGTAACCGCCGCAGTAGCGTTTGCACCAGTTACTACAAGATTTGCAGCAGAAGCAGATGCTACTTGGGATGTTCCTGACGATGCTCTTGTTGGAAGCACAGTAACCCCATCAAAAGAAAGACCACCCCACAATACGCTGTTAAGTGTTGCCGACCCACCATACCCAATACCAAGGGTATGAGATGTAGTGCCTGCTGTTTTGTTAAAATAATACATGGCTTCGAAAGCGTACACCGTTGAGGTAGACAACGTGACGCTCACGTTAAACACACTTTGCACTGTCGCGACGTTTGCGCCTGCAAGGTTAGATTCCAACCGAAAGAACTGAGCGCCGGGTATGATACCGCGCTGCGTGCCTTGCGCCGTGTTGTAGAACGCCTTGCCATCAAACTCAACAGAGCCAATGGTAGGTGTTCCAAGGAGAGTGTCTGCGGTGAGAACAATTGAACTCATGCCCATGTTCCTACGTTAATAAGCCCTGCGGAGCCGATTGGGTAGATTAAGATATACGACCCTGCAAGAGTTGAATAAGGGCCAACTGCCACTGACGTAGTGTATTGCGGAATAAACGTACCGCCAGCGTTAACGCTGACAGTGCCTCTAAATTGCGTTACCCAGTTAAAATTGGCACTTGCAGTGGCACTACCTATAGAAGTTGCTGAGGCTGTGTTTGAAAAAAATGTAGCTGGGCCGCCTCCCGTACCTGACGAAAAAACAAGGGCTTGAAAATTGGTTACGCCGCCATACAAAATGTTATTTAATGTTGCTGCTCCAGCAAATCCAAGAGACAAAGTATGTATAGTTGCGGTAGCTGTTTTTGAAAAAACAACAACCATTTCAAACGCATAAACCGTGCTTGAGGACAGCGTTACACCAAGCGCTGATCCAAATATGCCTTGTGCGCTAGTTGATGCTGTCCCTACATAATCAGCATTTAACCGATAGAACTGAGAGTTGGGAATGACGCCCCTCTGTGTTCCTATTGGTGTGCCATAGATAACAGGAGAAGCGTATTCTAGCGCCCCTGCTGTCGTAGTGCCAAGAGTGTCAGTGGTGAGTACAATTTGAGACATCAGAGAACTACCCAACGTGAGCCAGACGAGATCGTAACTACTGCGCCTGAGTTAATGGTTAAAGGGCCAACAGAGTTGGCGTTTTTAGTAGCGGCAATCGTGTAGGATGTTGTTATAATTTTTTCGTTCAGGTTGAACACGGCGTCAGAACCACCGCCCGTAGCGCCGCCGCCAATCGAACCCCAACTACTGCTATAACCTTCAAAGGTAGCCAGTGTTGAATTGTAACGGATCATACCCGCAACAGCTTGGTCGGTAATTGTCGTAGACGCTACCGTCTGAGACGCGCTGACCGTGTACGTTCCTGCACCGCCTGTGCCGGTTACAAACGCTGTGATGCGCGTGCCTGCGGTAACCCCCGTACCTGTGATCGTTGCGCCGACATAAGCCGCGCCCGTAGCTACAGACGAAAGCGATAATGTTGTAGCTGTGATCGACCCAATACCTGTAAACGACCCTGCGCGTTGCGCCGTTGTGCCTTCAGGAATTTTGAACTGCCCCGTGCCGCTTCCGTACAGATAGCTACCAACTGTGATAGAGCCAGATGCGTTTAACGTGCGGCCAGAGATATCTTTGGTAGCCGAGATTGTTTCAAAAGTTGATGTGCCAGTAAACGCCGTATTTGGGTCTAACAGCACCGTGCCTGTAGCGGCAGGAAACGTAATAATATTTGCGCCCGCAACAGGAACGGTCTGCAAATCTACATAACCAGACGTTGAGCCGTTAATGCGAAGCGATGTGATGCTAGACGCAGGGATGCCGGCAATATTGTCTTTTGTCCAGATTGTAACGCTTGCCGAGGTCTGCAACACAAACTTGTAGCTGCTACCCGTAGTTAAAAAAACTTGGGCTGTCACGCGCCCTGCCGAATCAAGCACAATCGGGTTGGTGTTAGGCGTAGCGCCAGTGCTGTCGGTATATGTTGCAAGCGGTGTAGTTGTCCCCGCGGCGTAAGTATATAGCAGACCGCCCGTCAACGGATCGCCGTTGTCGTCGAAGAACTGCCAGCCTGCACCGGCTAAAGGGGAAAGAATGACTGCCATAGCCGCACCCTACATTGATTTTTACTATTGCACAAGTTGGTAAGTAGCCGTGAAAGAATAGACCGTTGACGTTGTATTTGTAGCCGTAAACCGAAATTCAAGTTGATCATTCGTAATATCAGCCAAGATAGCGCCCTGCGCTGTACCGCCTGCGGTGGTCGTAGCAAACGTGCCTGCGGCTTGACCGGAAAACGTAAATTTACTAGCAACCGGCAGTGTCATTTTCAAATTACACGCGCCTGTAGCCGTAGCCTGTATCGTAACTTGACCGCTTACCGTAAGCACGTTGTAGATTTGAAAATACTGACAAATCGCGGGCGTGCTAGACGCGATGTTGGTCGTGTTAACCAATGTTGGCGTATAGACATCGCTTATTATTGTGTTCAGGTTTTCAAAAAACCGAAACCAAGCGCGGGAAACTAATCCTGTAGTCGGGTCTGTTAGCGGAACTTGTGTGGTTGGGACGCGGTTTGCGTTAGGCACTTGAGCCGCTCAATAACAAATTTGCGCCAACGATAGCTATCTTCACAGGATCTGTTCCTGACACCTCATACACCCGGTCGCGCAGTTTATCGGTCATACCAAGCCGACGCCAAAAGGTACGAGTGCCGTAAGCACCAATAGCGCCCATTGACGACCAATGCTCATTTGACCATGTATGCCCGCCATCGTCCGACCAACGAAGCATGGCTTCAGGGATATCGCCCTGCCCGCTGTTAAGCCCAACGCCTGTTTCAGCGTCAAGCTGAAGGCTGTGCTGGGCTGTGCGGACAAGCGTGTTCTGGTCTTGTGGCAAAGCCCGCCATGAACGAAGCCAACGCTGTGGTTGGTCATCATCAGAATAATTTTCCAAATCAAACGCATAGACGCGGCCGTCATTGTAATCGCCAACGATAACTTCATGGTTGAACGCCATCTGGCAATTAGAACGATGACGGGTATACTCCCCGTTTACCCACGCAGCCCGTTCATGCCAGTTTTCGGTCGCGACATCATACACCCACGTTGCACCGGCAGATGGAAAGATCAGAACGTAAAAGGCGTGGCCGTCCTGTTGGTAGGTGTAACCGATAGCATCCGAGATATCACCGTACTGTTGAATTTGCCATTCAACAGCGTGCGTTGAAACACGTTGGCCTGTGTAGCCGTTTGTGCGGTAGACGATACCCTCGCCGCGTGCATCGCCGCCAAGCCAGAACACGCCGTTGTCCAGTTTGGCGACAGAGTATGCAGCTACGCACCCGATTTCGTTGTAAGCGCCCTGAATACGGGTTAACGGAAAGCCCGCATTGCCCGCGTCGTACCAGACTTCGACCGAGTTCGTACCAAACAGCCATGCCTCGCGATGGTCAATGATAAGCGAGACAAGGCCGTCAGGCGAACCTTCAGCACTGGCAAAATCGAGCGGATCTACAGACGATCCATCAAGAAGAACCGTTGTCCATACGCGCTGTGAGTCAGGCTCGTTAAAAACAAAATACCCGTCCAGATATCCAACCGTAACCGCGCCGGGGAAATCAACGTCGGTAATAGGTGCGAATATCAACGTCGTCATGTTGAAGATGTAGCCATCAGGGTTGGAAGCAATAAACAATTGCGTCCCGTTGTCCGCCATCGACACTTGGCCCGTGCCGCTAACATACCCGTAAACTTCTGCGTTGTAGCTTGTGTCAATGCGGTAGAACGTATTGCCTGATATAACGTAGGCGTACAGTCCGTTAGGGTCAGGCGACCACAGCCCTCGAATAGGCCCAGTGCCAAGGGTTGCAAGCAGACGAAGACCTGGAGCGCGGTTCAAGAACCCCGCTGTTTTGCCCGCTTGAGGTGTAGCCTCTGGAAACAAATTAACCATGCGGCTGTCAGCAGCGTTAACACTGCGAGCAACATAGCTTTGGCCTAAGATAGGCGTTTGCATTATGCGTGACCTTTAACGCTAAAATTAAACATACTTAGTAGTTCCCTGCAAAAATATTGAACCTTTGACGAGTTCCAACAATTGCGTATGGAATAGACATGACATCATCAGGATTGTTAATGCGCTTCAGATTGCGCTTAGATGTCATTGCAATGCGTTGCACTTGCGGCGAAGGCTCTACGCCAAACTCAGCCGCAATTTCACAAGCGAGATTGTATTTGAACGCCCTGAGATAGCCTGGCGGGAAGGCAAGTGTAGTGGACAGCAATGCGGGCTGGGTTATTTCCTCAACAGAAATGAAATGCCACTCAAGCACCTTGGTAGGCTTGGGGTACACATACATCTCAATGTTGGGGTAGCTCATGTTAATCCAGATCACTTGCGGGTATGTGCTAGTGACTGTTTTAACCGCAATACCGTCGTATTGCTGTTGATTGATAATCTTGATGCCGTAAGAGATGCCCGACGCCGTATCAATAAAGTATGTGGAGTCATCCAGAAGTATTGGACGGTTGCCGACAAAATCACCGGAAGGGCCAAGTGTGCGACTAAGGACGTTAGGCGGCCAACTAAAAACTTGGTCTTGTGTAGAAAAGACAGCCAGTCGTTCTGTGTTCCACGAATCAATCATTTGATTAAGCGCGGTAAGAGCGTCCTGAGACGTTGCCGCAGTAGGGGTTTCGGCTTCTGCAAGCTGACCAATAAGCCGCAAAGCGCCGTTGATTTGATCTCCTGCGGTAGTCGTCATGGTGGCTCCTTATGCCTCGTCTGGCTTACGACGACGACGTACTTCTAACTCATTTGTGCCTTGGTTATCAACTGGTTTATCTTTAACCCGTTTCCAACCGTGTTCTTTATCTTGTTCAACTTCCATTTCGGAAATAGCAATTTTTTTGCCGTGTACCGGATGTTCAAGAAGAATGTGCATTTTTTCTCTCTTATTGGGGGCGGGAGTTACCCCGCCCCGTTTTTATTACGAGATCGCGTAGAGCGCCCAAGCCCCATCGCTCGTTTTACGAGCGCGGAATGAACGAACTGTACCGGCAGTCGCCGCAACGGTCATAAGACCCTGCGAACCAGACGAACCAATCGTCCAACCTGTGTTGGTTGTCACCGTAATAACGCCAGAACCCGTGACGTTAATAATACGGAAATCGAAAGTTGAACCGGCTTTAGAGTTGGTCAACGTACTATCAAGGGTCGTTGCGAGCGGAAGCGTATATGCTGCCGTCGTTGTTGGCGAACCAAGAACAATGCCGTTGATCACCTGAGTTACCGTCAAAGTCGCGCTGTCTACCGCAGTGACTGGAACCGATATAGCAGACATTTTAAGTTCATCAAGATTGCCATCATTAAACTGATAGCCGCCGCCTACAGAAGGAATAGCCATAGTAATTCTCCACAAGAAAGAAGGAAAAACTCAGGGCGTTATGCCCTGAGTTAATTAACCCCAGATACGCGCTGCCATAGGCGCACGCACCACGGAGAAGCCATACAGCACGTCAATACGGCAAGGCATACGGTCATTGTTGATGTCGTACTGACGAACAATACGCAGCGAGATGCCGTTATGAACCTGACGAGATGCCATATCCACGCCCTGTGGAAGCAGAAGATCCGCGCAACCAAGCGTGATAGCGTTCTTCTGATATACAAGGTTCTGTGGGTACGTCGTGGACGCTGCACCAAGCACCGTGACTGCCGCGTTGTCAGCAGGGAACGAGTCCACTGTGGCAAGCGCGTTAGACGAGGTGTAAATGGCAGGCGAGATTGCAATGCTTGTCCACGCGCCCGAAGATGCCGTAGCAAGGGCGGTTACAACAAACTGCTGCAAGCTGCCGGTTGATTGACGGGTCTGTGGGTTGACGGAGTACACGTTAGCAATCGTAAACACGTCGCCGGCGGTAAACGTAGCCGAACCTGTGCCGCCATCAAGGTTGATGGTAGCCTGGCCTTGCGTTGACACAGCGCCATTGACAAGGATCGTGTCCGAAGCCGAACGCGAACCAGTGGTGTGCTGAGAAATCGACTGAGACATATTGATCTCGTCGTAGCCAAGAACACCTGTACCCATGAGGCCGTTTTTGAACTGGCGGCTGATGGTGTCAACTGGGTTAAAGAAGCCCTTCATGCCTTCAACAAGGTTTGCGTTAGCCGCAGGGTTAACTGTTGCATAACGATCATTCATTGGAGAGGCATACTCATTGAGCTTCTGCTGTGCCTGAAGAAGAACTAGCGACGTAGAAGGTGTCGTGCCTGGGGTTCCAACAGACGAGTAGATGCTCTTGTATGCTGTAGCAACGTCGGCATCGACCGAGGAAGCCAACTGGCTGATACGAGGCTTGAGAACACGTTCAGCAAAGTCATCCAACTGCATCGTCAATTCTGCCGATGTGAAGTTGACGCCGATGTGCTTCTGCGAAGCAACGGTCAGTGTTGTGAACTGCTCGTTGTCATCCTGCACCTGAAGAGCAGCGCCGTCAGTAACGAGAGCGCGGTCTGGGAGACGGATGCGGAGCGTCGAGCCGATCTTTGCGCCTTCAACAGCGAAAGAATCGTCATACTGACGGTTGCAGTTACGGGTGATCACCAGGTTGTTCTCAAGAATCTCAAGAGCCTTACGGGTGATCATGTCGATAGTAAGAATAGAGTTCGCCATGATTTAGCCTTTCAAAAGCTGTGTTAACGGTGTGCCGCTTCCCACTTCTTTCTCTGCCTGAGCCGGTCTGCGGCAATCCATTCCGAAGGACTCATTGTCTTTATAGACCGAGGGTCGGTGGTGTCGTAGGCCGGGTTTCCACTGTTTCTAGCAGTGACAGGAGATATAGGACTAGGTGCGCTCGTTGATCTTTTAACGGGTGGATCTGTGACCAATTTGGCTTCGATCCGTCCAATTTCCTTGGCTTGTATCATTGGTTCAAGGCGTGAAATCCGGTCAGCTTCTTTTGGGTTAGCCCCTAAGTAGTACGCTACTTCAGGGCCAATCTCGGAAGCCTGTATTGTCTGGGCCATCACGGTCGTAATTGTAAGATTAGGATTGTACGCGACTTGTTCAAAGTCCTCGTACTTGTCCCTCGCATCCTCTTCACGATCTTGATACGCCGAAACAATTTCGGAGTGTCTTGCCTGTTGCTGCCGCGTTTGTAAGATCTGCTCTGCTCTAGCTTCAGCATACTCGTCAACAGTACCAAATTGATCTAAAGAAGGCGGTGTAACAGGTATTACAGGCGCCGGTGACGCTTGTTTTGCCCATTTCCGTTCTGCTTTAGCAAGCCTCTTGCTGACAATGGCGTCCAATTCTTCTTGTGTAAAAGTTTTGGCTGCTACGTCATCCGACTGTTGTAACTCAGGTTCAGGGGCCGTCGTCGCTTCCTGTTCCGGCGCGGGTACTACCGCTAACACATCTTCGTCAGACATTTTTGATCCTTGTAGAATCCTTGGTGAACCTCACCAATACGGTTACTCATACGCTACCGTAAACGAAGCGGACGTGCCGCCGAGTACGATATAAAGTCCTTTACTAAAAAACAGCCCCGCTGGAAAGCTCAAATATGAGGTTCCTGCGCTCACTGTAATAGTATCGGAAATCTTTGGGTCACCTGTGCTTGCTGCGCCAGAGTCGTACACTACCAGAGTGCCGACTGTTGAAGCAGAAACAAAAATCCCATAAAGTTTGCCTGCGCCAACTTTGATTTGTTTGGTGGCAGCAAGTTGAATGTAATTTGCCATGTTAGCTCCTTAAGCTAAAAATTTCAGTTTGTAGAGAGTGGACAGGTAAAGAGCCACAATTTCGTCGATGATGTTCTGCAACGCCGTGTCGTCTTTGTCTACGACCTTGTTGCGAACAGTCTCAATCTCGTCAAGTTGCTCTTGCAAAAACTCGGTGACATTGGCCGTCTTCTTGGCCGTCTGAAGCGTGATGCCGCCCATCAATCCATGCCGGCCTTGATAGGCTTCAGCAAACGTGTCAGCTAGGTCTACAATACCCTCGTAGAACTTCTGCAATGCCTTGTGCTTGGCGTAACTGCGCGTGTTTAAGTGAACGGAATGGGTTACATCCCGCGCCAAGAACAACAAACCTACAAAATCAGCGGCTTTCATTGCGGTATGGCTCCCATATCAGGCGGCGGCATAGCGCCCATGTCAGGCGGCGGCGTGCCGCCCATGTCGGGTGGGGGTGGTGCAGCACCCATATCAGGTGGGGGTGGTGCAGCAACCATATCAGGTGGCATTTGCATATCATTTTGATCCCCCGGCAGTTCTTGCCCAGGCATCTGATTGACGAGATCACCGCTTGTAATCATGCCATGCACTGTTCCAAGCACGATGTCCTGAATTTGCTCAGGTGACATAGACGCCTGAACAGCCGAGATACGCTTGGTTTCAGCGTCGTAAGCCTTAATCGTGGCTTCAAATTCTTTGACCGCCAGATCCTGCGCTTCCATTGACTTACCGACGTTTTGCAACATCTGGTGCATCTGATCCATCTCTTGACCCATCGCCTGAATCTGCTGTTCAGCGGCCTGCAACTCAGGCGGCTTGTCGTCGTTGGACAACAGCTTGGGATCAATCGTTTTGGCAAACCGCTTTGCCATTTCCTGAGCGCCGGGCCAATCCATGTTTTTGATGAACAGATCACCTGCCACAGCCCACAGTTGCGGGTTTCCTTGTAGAAGCTGAGACATCGAATCAAGAGCTTCCTGACGCTTTGTCATGTAGCTTGGGCCGGTCGTGACGCACACATCGTATTTGCCAACGCCTGGGTTGTAGATCTTGTCGATCACGATGTTGTCTTGGTTGACGATCTTTTTGATCGGCTCTTGCTGTGTCGGGTCAATCTTAACCATGCTCGTTTCGCCATCAAGCCCGATAATGCGGGCGATGCGCTGTGTGTCGTAAATCTTAGGGATCAGATTGACGATCTGACGGGTCGTGTAGCGGATGGCACGGGCCAGATTGTCCACATAATGGTACGTTCCAACGTCGCCCTGCCGCTCGCGGGCCAAAATAGCCCTTCCAGACCGCTCATTTGACGTTTGACCGAGGCTTGAATCATACTGCCCAGTGGTCGCTTTAATGTCGTCAGAAGCGCCCATTTTAGCTTGAATAAGCCCTGTTTGAGCCATTGGAGGCATAGAAC